AAACCAGCGTCTTCTTTCATAGCTCTTTCTTGGTTTTCCAAGATAGTAGCTGTAACGGCTCGTCTGTAAGAATCACTAACTTTTGGTAAGTCAGGGTGTTCTAGGACAGGCTGCCATTTTTTTTCGTATTGTTCTGATAAATACATTTGTTTTTATCTCCCTATTAGTTAGACAACTTAATGTCTTTTGTTTTACTTATAGCGGCACTATAAGCAGCCATTGCATTAGTTAAATCCTGAGGTTGCTCAGCATTTGACTCTGCCGCCACATCATCTATCTCACTAGTTGATTCTTTTTTACCAAAGTAACTTTCTTTAATAGTAGCTACTTTAGATTTAAAATCTTCTTCGTTTGAATATTCAACTTCTTCGGCAAGTTTATTGAATTTTTCTTTTTGAGTTTCAGCTAATTCTTTAGACGCCTCATCAATGATGTCTTGTCTTTGTAATTTTCCGTTTTCTTTAGATAATTCAACATTCTTTTCAATTGATTCGTTAAGTTTTTTGTTTAACTCCTCAATTTTAGAAGATTGGTCTTCTAGTACATTATATTTTTCGTCTGGAACATCAATGTAATGGTCTTCAAATAATTTTTTTAGACCACCTATAAAGTCCTCAGCGATTTCACCTTTGATTCCTCTTTCTAAAGCAAGTTCGTTTTCTTTCATCCATTCTTCCACTACATATGCAAGGTAAGAATCAACTTTTTCTACTAACTCATCTTTAGATTTTGAAGTTTCTTCGGTTAATTTCTTGTCGTAATCTGCCTGTATATCTTCAGCGATTTCTTTTACTTTAGATTTAATCGCAGCTTCAAATACTGTAGCAGCTTTTTGTTTAAATTCTTCAGATAATGAATCATCTCCAGCGACAAGAGCATCAACGTGTTCTTTAACATCAATGTCTTTCTTTTCTTCTTTTACCTTCTCGTCTTTTTTCTCAGCGTCTGCGTCTTCCGATTTGTAAGAAGCATTCACTTTTTCTTTTTCCTTGTCATCCATAGACTCTTTTTTGTCGTCTTTTTTGTCAAGGTATTTTTTTAGACCAGCTGGCATTTCGCCTTCTTTGATTTCTTTGTCTTCCGATTCTTTTTCAGTTTCTTTTGCGCCTTCTTTTTTCAAAGTAGGCATTGGATCAGGTGCGCCCTCAGATTTTTGAGGTGCTTGTCCAGAAACTTCTTTTACTTTTTTTGTTGCGTCAGGATTACTGTCTGTTGGTTTAACAACAGCTGCGCCTAAATCTTCAGCACTATTAGATAGTGGCGAAGTTTCAGCTGCAACAGCATTCTTTTTAGGAGCGTCTGGAGCCGTAGCTTCCATAACTTCTTTTACTGTATCCGCAACGTTTTTTGCGTTTTCGGCCATTGAAATCTCCTCTTTATTAGTTAAAACTAGTTTCAATTAATTAATTGTTAATATTTATAAAACTAGAGATTTTTAAGAAAGTTTGTAAAGACTTTTACCTTAGCTTCTGCTAAAGCACTAGACTTTGCCTTCTCAATTTCTCGCTTCCAAGCTTCAATATTCTTTTCTACGAGTACTCCGTTGTTCCAAACCCACTCTTTACTCTCCATAATACCTTCTACGAAAGCGTCTGGAGCGCTGGGGTCTGCAACTATGTCGGCAGCAGTTGCTAAATAAAAGTCATCTTTTACATAGTTAGCACCACCTCTTGTTTCTAACGAACCCATACCTCTACTAGATACACCCAATTGAGCGCCTTCGTCAATAAGACCTTTTACAATCTTACCATAAGGTGTGTTCATTATCTTTGCTTCACCGACAAAATTAGCACCCTCTGGAGCAAGTTTCGTAATCATATGACTAACTCTTTCCAGGTTTACTGTTGGTCCGTCAGGATGTCCTAACTCGCCAAATGCTCGTTTCTTGTTGATAAATTCTGCGTTATATCTTGTTACTTCCTTATTCAATATGTCTTTAGCATAGACACGCCCATTTCTATTTTTTATATCGGATTGTAAGAAGATACCTCTAATTTTATAATCTTTTTTGCCGTTAGTTTCTTCAACTAGGCATTCTGCGTTTGCAATTTCTTCGGATATTAGTTTCATAGTTCTCTCTCTCGTATATTTATAAGATTTTTTATCTAAACTCTACTAAAATTGTGTAATTATCTCCCACTACAAAGTCCCTTGTAGAGAGTAAAACATCACCTGTTGGTGTACCTGCATTGTTTGGTATAGAGTTTCCTGCTGTACGCAAGTCCCAATAACCTTGGCCTGACAACAATAATCCAGTTGCGTTTGTAGCGCCGTCCCATAACAATTCTACGCAAGCTTTTTTACTTATTGAGTTAATTGAAAACCATATCTTTGCAATTTTTCTGTTTGCGTCTTCAGTCATAAAAGTAGTTGTTGAAGCGTCTATTTTTTTAACTAAAGATTCACCAGAACCGTCTGATATGTTTGTCATCTTAACTACATATTTTACTCCAGATGTGTCTGATATTACTTGTGTTGATACTGTATCTGCCATTTTTATTTCCTATTGTGCGTCATAGTAAGTTTTAGAAAGTTCGCCTCGTTCTACCGTTGTGCCTTTCTTTCTACATCTGACATAAGTTTGTTCTACTGTTCCAGTTCCTGGTCTTGTATAACTTCTTATACCACCTGAATATGTTCCAGTGGCGTCTGAATATGTATTAGAAGCTGTAGCAGTATTTTCAAACTGCCATACACTATTTGATCCTGGTACATCTACCCACGCCATATTATTCCTCTATTTGTTCTTTTAGTTCGTCATCAAAGTATTCTTCAATGTCGTCTTTGTTAACATTATGAAATTTTGAAACTTTTTCTATTGCATTTTCAAAATTAAATATTAAGTTGCCTTCACTTTTAACTAACTTCATAACATCATTAATCGCCTCTTTTAAAACTGGCGTTAAGTTATTATATGAATCGCTATTAAACGCCTGTTGTGTCTGTATTAACTGGCTGACTTTCTGCATTTGATACCTCTGGTGTTTCTGGTTGTGCTTCTGCTCCTGTAGGTTCAACTTGTCCATCTTGTGTAAAAGTACCTGTACCTGCGATCTCTGGTTTAGGATCACTATGTGGTTGTGTCTGAAACATATTTCCAGCAACATCTTGTCTTTTAACATCTAGTTGATCGCCAACTTTAGCTCTCAATGCGTCTTTAAAAGCATCTCCAGCACCGACCATATCATTTTGCGCCATCTTATCTATAAAGTTTTTTACTTCTTCACTCATTTTTTATCTCCTATAATAAATCATCATTGCCTGTTGTTTGTACTTCAGGTGATGATATGATACCGTCATCAATTTCTTTTTTGATTTCAGCATCCATTTTTTTGATTTCTGATTCTGTTTGTTTTAATATATTTCTTCTAACATAATTAACAGAAAAATATTTACCAACATAATCTCTTACTTCTCTTGCCAAGTTTAATCTCTCTCTCATCATTTCAGTATTCTTCAATTCTGCAAAGTGACCATCTTGTAAAAAGTCGTAGAATATACTATCTCTAATTAACGGCCATTCTGTTTCAGAAATTACACCTTTAATTATTAATTGTGTTCTTAATAAATCATTAAACAATTCAGTAAATTTCTTTCTTAATCTGCCTACGAATTTAGTAAATTTTAATTCATCTCTACTAATTTCACTTGCACGACCAAGATTAAAACCTTGACTTGCCTCTAATCTACTTACAGGCACATTCAATGATCTATATAATTTTGCTCTAAAATATTCTATGTCTGCTATCTCACCTAAATTAGCACCACCTGGAAGTGTAGTAATATCTGTTCCTCTACCACCTTCTCTACTTGGTAACCAAAAGTCTTCAAGCATAGACATATAGTTTCTGTCATCTCTTATCTCTCCTGTTGAAGCGTCATAGACAAGTTTGTTTCTATATCTTGCCATAACATCTCTTAAATAAGATTCTGCTTTTGCCTTAGGTAAATTACCTACATCAATCTTAAATATTCTTCTTTCAGGTGCTCTTGCGATTCTGTAAATCACAGCAGCGTCTTCAATCATTCTTAATTGATTGACAGGTTTAATTGCCTTATGTAAATAAGATAATATTAAACCATTCTTATTCTGATCTATCATTCCTGACGGACAAAAAGCAATAGTGTCCACAGCAACTTTAATTCCTTGTACTGAAGCTGCCCCTTGTATACCTCTTTCGTTGTACACAAAATACTCAACAGTTTCATCTGCTATATTAACATTAGTAGGAGAGATCATACCTTCAGGTCTTCTCTTTCTTACTTCTCTAATTTTTTTAACTTTTCTTGGATCAAGGTATTTTAATTCTACAATACCATTCTTTGTGTTTTCAGCGTCAATAACCTTTTGAAAAAAGATTCTTCCATCAACATACCATCGTCTAAAGAGATCGTGTCCTCTTGTATTAAATTGTAATAGTCTTAATACATCAGCAAATTCTTGTTCTATTCTTACTTTAATTGCTGAAGAATATTCTAGTCCGTCTGTAATAACTTTTACGGATTGTTTGTTTTCGTTTGAGGTAATCGCCTCATTTACAATATCTTCAATTGCCATATCACACTCTGGGTGTAAAGCAATCTCTCTATATCTTCTAATTAAATCCTGCTCAGTCTTAGCAGTACCTTCCATATCAAGGTAACTACCGAAAAAACCACCAGCGGCAACTACTTGTGTGCCGTCTTCCGCTGCCGGTTGACTAAATTGTTGTTTTGGATCTGTTTGTGGTTTAACTCGTGTAATATTAAAACCAAATAACTCTGCCATAATTTATTCCTTTGTTTATATAACTACTTATAATAGTTTTAAAAGGGCGCTTTTTAGGGCGCCCTTAAATTTATATACTATGT